AGCGATCTCCAAAGATATCTACCATCTGCCGTGTAGACTCCCTCATGGCCTCTAGGACGGCTTCTTCGCCTTCCTCCCGGTATTCCCAGTAGTTACCAGCGTAAACGCCGCCTAGGCATGCTGACGAGGCAATAATACCTTCATTATACTTCTTCAAGAGGGCGTAGTCAATCCGTGGATACCGGTAGAAGTTTTCGGGCTGATAGGATTCGGATACCAACTTGAAAAGATTGTTGAGTCCAGTTTGGTTTTGAACCAAGAGAACAAGGTGCCGGCGGCGCTTTAGGATGCCTTGGGTTTTCTTGCTATCGCCCTCGTCCTCTACCGTCGCGCCAGACTGGGCGTCCTTCTTGATAGCGCGGGCCCTCTTCTTATCTTCCATCGCCTTGTTGTAGGCGTCGTGCCACTCGGCGATCGATGGAGTGAAGTATGCTTCGCAGCCAAAAATAGGCTTGAAGTCCTTGCCGGCTTCTTCCATCTTCTTCGCATGCAAAACTTGACCTGCAAGACCGTTCATGTTACCATGGTCTGTGAGTGCCAGTGCTTCGCAACCATTCTGATATGCAAAGTCCATGTGTGCGCTGGGATAGCCGATGGCGTCGAAGATAGAGCCGGCTACTGAGTGTGCGTGCAGACCTACGAACTTAATCTTTGGGTTTGCCCTACTCTTCGTGGTTGCAGCATTCGTGGTCGATTTTGGTGTTTGTTTCATGTTTGTTCCCTGAAAGTTTAATGTATATAGCCCATATAACCGGTACCGCGATGGGATGCAAGCACAAAATCCAACTAATTGGTGCACCTGTCAAATACCAAGGATCAACGTTGTTTCCTAGCCATATAAAAATGGCAGGGAAAACAACATCCTCCATGATCTCCCATCCAATAAATATTATAACAAAGGCGCGGCCATGTTGCAAGAACAATTTTTTAATATTTTCGAACTTCCAATGTTCGAGCTTGTGTATAAATTTGTTTTTAAGCCAATTCATCATTCTTCGTAGGGGAACTTCTCATGAGTGTGGGGTCTGATTAATTCTTTGTATGGTTTTTCTATCTTGTTGCCAGACGCCATGTAATCTATATAATCAGACCAATTGTGGGCGTCGTAAAACCACGGGGTTTCAATCTTCGATGATTTGTTCGTCATCGTCACTGAATGGAAAACAACGCTCAAAGGGAAGTGACGTGCTGACCATCTCTGGCTCAGTGGCAACTTCTCCGAAGGAAAACGCTGGTTTGGTAAAGGGGGTAAAAACTCCCTTGTTGTTTTTTTGTTGACGTGTCTGCGACATTTTTTAAAATCCTCTCCAAACATCGTAAATGAAAGTGGTAAATCATTTTTAATGTTTTTGTTATTAAATGTAAAGAAAAAGTTACTTTTCTTGTCTCGAATTAGTTTCCTGTTTTCCCTAATGACCGAAAAATCGAATAAACCTAGTGGAAAAGATACATAATACTTGTCTGGGATTAACCATCTGGATATCCTAAACGATGTATGATAGGCCATATATTGGCCGTACAGCACCGACCAACCGTATGAATCTCTTCGATCTCTATCTTTAGGGTGAATAGGGACATAGTAAATAGGTATCTCTTTTCTTTCCTGGCTCGCAAATTTAGACATTCTGTTGAAATACACAGGATCGTAAATCCAGTCACCTACGGTGTGCCTAATAATTGGCGCCAAATCGTCGTTAGCAACAATCCAAATCGTGCTGCAGCCAGCAAGAGCACATTCGTAAACAGATTTTTGAATCGCTGAAAGTCCATTGTCTATTGTAAGCAGGACTTCTGGCATCACATTTTCGTGATCTGTCTTTATGTTTGCAACCGGAACGATACCGGCCATATGTAACCTATATGCTGTATTCATTTAAGTATTTGTATTTTGACATGTCTGACTCGGCGGCCTCCTGCAGCAATACGCCAACTGAGTCTTCAACTTTCTTTACTTTGTAAGTTTCATCCCATGTCGGGGAATCAATCAAGTATTTTCGCCTGCTGATACGGTGCGTCTTCATGGAGCGGTATAAAGGCTTGCCTTGCTTGTTATACCTGTAGATCTTGCCATTGACCCCGTTATCTTTCATCAAGCTCAATAATTTAAAGTTCGTCATGGTCTCAGTGAAAGAGTGATGTTCTAACTGTTGGCTAGTGAGTATTGAAAGTACACAAGCATCTTTAACCCCAGTATTCCCACAAATTCTGTCGCTTGAATAGAACCAAACTTTGCGAACAAAATCATCGCCTGTCTCGCCATAGTCAATAGCATGCTTTCCACCATTGGTGAAAGCAATTCTATCATAGGTTTTGTACCTAGCATTATGTTTCTCCTTTTCATTAACTAATTTATATGTTCTATTATCACCGAAATAATAGCATTTGTCAAATTTTATTTCGCACAATTTTGAATATTCGTTGGAACATATGAGGCTGTTCCCGTCATATCTTATTGAATGACACAAATTTGATAGCGGACACATACCTTCAATTGAAAGAAGGAACATCAACTTTTCCCAAAGCAGTGCGGACTGAGCGCCAAACTCGAAGTTTTGGGTGTCAAACGACTGATAGTTTTTCGGGGAGTTGTCTATGTGAAGAAAACTGGGATCCCAAGAAAGATCTAAAAATTCAAAGTCATGCGGCTTTTTTGGTTCAGTGTATAAGATTGGGTAGTGTTTTGCAAATGCAAAAAGCAAAGCTTGCAGATCACTGCCTATGACAATGTTCTCATATTCTAATATCATGCAACTCTATTATAATCTCTAATCAATATATTTTTTATAGAAAAGTTTTAATTTTAATCCACTTGAATTGTGACCCCCGGTGTGCCAGTTTGAATTCATAATGTGGTATGGGCGATTTATGTGAGGCCAGCCGAGTGCATGACCTATTTCGTGTTCCAATACTCTTTCTTTCGTAGCAGCACTAGGGAATATGAATATTTTTGCTTTCACTATCTCTTTAGTCTTATTGGAAACTGTTATTCTGGTCGATGCAAGGTTGTCCTTAAAGGAAAAACTATTATCAGGTAATACTATAATAATTTCTCCAAATCGAGCATCAGGGCATGGGACGGTGTGATCTATTCTTGTGTAATCAAACTTGTATCCCAATCTTTGCCAATAGGCCAATGCATTTGATATTCGTGGTGGCGTCACACCGGAATCAACACAAACTCTTACTACGGGACTCATGAGCCACTTGTGGTTTCGCGACTTAACTATCTCCGTATAATCAGGAGTATTTAAACCCATCATAACTATTAAAATACCCAAAAAGCTCATTCATCAGGTACCTCACCTTTGACATAGAACTTGTCTAGCATAGATCTGATATCCAAGCCGGCACAATCTATCTTCTTTTTATTGATGTGATAGTGGCTTACAAAGCCTGAGAACTTTCCGTAGGCAACATCTTGTTCGTACTTTGTAGAAGTCTTTCCGAATTGATTGGTCGGTGTTTCGTAGGGAATACCTGTCGCATGGTGGATAGCTTCCCACAGCGCTTGTGCGGCCTCTAACTGTGCTGGATAGAATCCCGTGAAAGGGTCTAGCATCTCGCCGTGGACCCATGCATCGTCGATAACAGGTCTTTCTCCAAAACCATGTCTCTTGTACCAATCTTGATATTTTGGATAATATGCATTAGATATCTCTACCCCCACAGATGGGCGGTTGGTTCTGGTTGAGCCAGCGTGCCAAGCAGCGTGTTGGAGATCTATTGTCTGATAAATGGTACCGTCATTGTCAATTAAGAAATGAACCGATATACCTCTCTTGTCAAGTATATTTTGACAAGAATTAGAGTTCAAGCACACATCCCAATGGTTTACAAAATAACGTATTTGACGTTTTGGGCGTCCAGAGTAATCATAGTAATGTCCGGGCTTGGCTTGTAGACCTCCCTTTTCCGACCAAAGAACAAATTTGTCCCATTTAATGGGAAAGAAGTCCCCGTTGTAAACAATATAGTTGGAGAAGTGTTTGCTGGATGGCTTGTATTCCGCAATTTCAGCTTGTCGGTCAGTCCACAGGCGCCTAAACGTAGTGGGTCCACACAAGCCATCAGCAGAAATAGACCGGGACCGTTGCCACTTTTTAATAGCTCTTACAAGCTTATCATCAAAGTATTTTTCTCCAAACCAAGAAGGCTCCCAACCAAGTTTTTTGGCGGAGGCCTCGTTGTAGAAGTTTTTATCCATTGTTGTTGCTCTAGTTAATCAGTAATTCCGATAACATAGTTGTCTAAAATTACATCATAATTAGTGCTACCAATGCTTATTTGCTCTACCATTGACCTGTCTACAATGATTTTGTCGTTTTGATAAAGGTCGAAGCGGACATCTTCTGCAGCCTTTAATACAGTTACTTCTGCGTATTGTTGCTCTTCGGGTTGGTAATCTTCTGGTAGAAGAATGATTGAATCTTTTTCTGCCACTGTGGGCGGCATTTCAATCAAAATATACCTATTGACTGGGTTAAACACTTGTTACCTCCTTTTCGATAATCTTTTCTTGTGTTTTGTACTCTCTCTTACTTAAGAATATATCTTCTCTTTTCTGGCATCTCTTACACATCATGGAAACATGCACGTTATCACCGCCCATGCTTCGGCCAGAGCCGACAGGAACCCAATAGCATTCACTATTGGTGGACCTGCAGGTCATTCTGAGCTTTCTGGGATCTATGAGGTGATTGAAATTCATTTAAATCTCGCAAGAATCTCCATCACAGAACTTGGTTCCAACACCAGCAACATCTGTTTCAAATCTTTGAACTGGGGTAATTTTAGCAGACATCTGGTTATACTGTTTCTCTGTGATTGGCTCGTAAGGTGCCTGTTCGTAGCCTGTATCTTGGTATCTCAAAAATGACACCGCCTTAAGGCGAGTCTCATACATCTCCAGGGCACTCTTTAGCTGAGAAGCTTCTTCTCCCTTGAAGGTGATTGTAACTGAAACCGCATTATCGGCCCAGTAATTTTGATATTGAGCTGCTATTTCAAGTTGTTCCCACATACTAACATCTTTCTTTCCTTTTGTAAAATACTCTTCATGAATAGGAAATTCTACAACTGTAGTGTTCGGGGAGTACTTATCTTTTTCTGTTTTGTATCCAGCTTCCTTAAGTTGCACGACAAGTGGAGACGAGGAAGAGAACCTGATTCGGCGGATGTAGTACTCACTTTCTGGGAAGTGTATACCGGGTGTCGAACCGTTTAGCAAGGAAACTGTACCTGATGGCTTGATAGATGTCATCTTGATAGATTTAGGAACGCAAAGCCAATTGGAGTATTCCGTGTCTAACTCTTTTACGTAGCTATATGCATCGTCACACCAGTTCATCATGGGCCGGCGGCCGTGCTTATTGAAAGCTTGTACGATACCAGATTGAGATAAGCCGATGCGCCTGTTTTTAAGCATTTTGGCGTTTGTCTCCGGCCAGTGCGTGTTTACAAGAGTCACAGTCTTGCCATAGAGATAAGCACATTTAAGTGTCTTAACATAATCATCATAATTCTCGTGCTTTGCTGGAAAGGTTTCTACAAGGCAACACATTTCTGCGTTATGCAGACTTTGCTCTACACAAGGGTTGAAGCCCATAACTTCCGCGTCGTCGTAATTGATCCCGTCTTTCATACGGCCAAATGCGCGGGCGTTTTCAAGCCAAATGTAGCCGGGCTCACCGTTAGTCTGTGACTGATTTGCGTGCCATTCGTAGTCCATGCCAACTTCAGCATTAAAAGAGTTATTGGAGCCCCATCGGTGATGATAAAGCTTCTCTTGGTCGTTCTTCATCTCCAGATAACGAACATCATCGTGTTCTCCGATTGCCAGAGCGGCTGAACGACGTACGTTGCCGGCGACCACACAGCGGCCAATAAGGTTTTCTGTGTCTACGATATCGACAGAGGTAATAGATTCTCCGACTTTGGGAGTAAAGAGGTCTTTTAGGTTATCATGAAGCTCGATAAGTGGAGCAGCCCCAGAAGATGTGCCTCCGAAGCCATGGATCAGGGCTCCTTCAGCGCGGATGGCAGAATAGTCAAATCTTGGTACCTTGCCGCCCAAGAAGAAACCATCGAGCAAGGTTTGTACTGAATCAACCCAACCTTCGCGAGAATCATCAATCACAAGAACATCATTAGTATACGCAGGCTCTGCGATAGTAATAGTTCCAGCGCCTTTCGTATCGAAACCTACGCCCACGCCAACCATCAATGCATCCATAATCCAAGAAAAAATGTAGCCGCCTTTGCGATCGATGTCTTGAGTTGAACGAAAGGCACAGTTGAATAATGCGGCGCCGGTGCGCTCCTCAACAAACTTTGTTCCCATCATCCACAAGCCACGTCCGGGTGGCGTCCACTTAAGATTGAATAGACGATCATATGCATCTTTCGCGGTCTTTTGTGCCTTATTATCGTTCCATTCCAAGCCGAGACGAACAACGTGTTCTTTTTGAATGTGGAACATTCCCTCAACTACTCGGCGGCATGTTTGCCACCACTCCTCAGTGCCTGTTGCACCGGGTTCAAACTCACTGAGACGGCGGGCATATGTCCTCTTGAAAGTAACATAACCCAGTGGGCCCCAGGGGACTTCTGCTGACTTGAACGGCTCTATAAATGAGTCGGACAATCTGAATTTTCTAATAGTGTTTAATGTTCTCATGCTCTTGGTTTCCTTTTTGTTTTTCTAAATTTACTGTATTTGTTTTGAAGCAAATCTCTCTGCTCCGCTGGTGTTAGCGATACTGGGTTAGTAGCTACATTCGTTATTGGTTTCTTAGGATCCGATGGAATGATGGTGTTTGATTTAGGCAAAACCTTAATCTTGACACACGAGGTATCCATAAAGATATTATATATCATTCCGTCTGGTCCGTTTCTATTTTTTGCAATAAAAATCTTACCAGTGTTGTTTTGTTTATCTTCGACTGTTCGAGAAACAGACAAGATAAAGTCTGCCACGAAGCATTTGTTGAACGCTTCAGAGATTTGTTCCATTGTAATAACTTCTGCATTTAAACCCGATCGGTTTGTTTGAGAAGCAGTCCAGATGGGGCATTCGAACTCTGTCGACAGCGCACGGAGTTCTTCGTAGATGGATTCTAGTTCAGCCCTCTTTTCTTTTCTAATGACAACTGGCTTGAGGAGGTCACCGTAATCCACGATAATCATGCCCGGAATAGTTCCGCGTTTTCTAAGCTTCGTCAAGTGGGAGCGAATTGTGTTGGTAGAAGCTGACTTTGTGGGATACTCCTTCACGATCAGTTTTCCCTCCACGTCCTTTACCGTATCGTAGATTTCATCCTTAAACGACATCAAATCAGACAGTGGATAGCCGGTGATGCAACTATCGTAACGAGACGCTACAACCGTGTCTTGAAGCTCTAGGGTATAGTGAACCACAGTCTTACCTTCAAGGATGGCTTGCGCTCCCAGGTGAACCAGTACCATTGATTTACCGGCGCCTGTGGGGGCTACAACAACCCCAAGCTCTTGCTTTCCTAATCCGCCACCAACAATCTTGTCAACGTCGGCCCAGCCGGTTGTAACTGGCTTGCGGAACCTGGGCTTGTAGCGTTCCTCAAAGTCAGCAAAGTAATCATGGCCGAAGTTGTTCTCTGAACCCAAGATCAGAGATTCATTGATAATCTTTGAGATCTCATCAAAAGAACTTGTTTGCAGAAGCCCAACGGAAGTCATCATGGCTTCTTTTAGGTTTTGTTTTCTACAGAAGTCAAGGGAAGTTTCCTTAACATAATCTTTGTCTTCGTCAATGTCTTTCGAAACAATTCTGGTGAAGTATTCTTTCACCTGATGTCGTATTATTTCATCTTCACCATCAAGATCGGTATTGAGGATAGTTGCGACAGCATTCGCTGACGGGTGAGTTCCGTATTTATGGCGATAGTTTACAATCTTTCGCGAAAAGACACGAAGGTATTCCAGATCTAAAAAGTTTAGATCCAGCACCTCAGTGATCTGATCGGCGAATGGCCTATCTTCGTAAATCAGTTGAACCAAGTTTTCTTGGAACGATTTACCATAGTCGGCAAAATTAGCCTTGTTACTCAAAGGAACTCCCGTGGATTAATAATTATAACTCATTCTACTCTAAAGTCAAATCAAAAGCAATCAATTTTGATTCTATTTAGGTTTGTTTTGAGGTCTTCCCAGTTAAGTTCTCCAAAACCATCTTCACGCATTTTTCGGTATATCTCTAACTGATTGAAATTGCAATCAAAGTTCTCTATTGCATTGTCAACAAAGGTCTTAGACTGAATCGAGAGTATCGGAGAATATAATTGCATCATTTTGTAATTATGTTCGATCACTTTACGGCCGTCGATGATATTCGTGAAGAACTTTAACTTACTGTCAGCGCCTTCACAAAACTGAATAACATCTTCTACTGTGTAGTCCTTCTCTGATGCAAGGAACGACAGTCTTTTCTTAACCGAGGTAACACCAGCACCCTTGATACCTGGGAGGTTATCAGATGCGTCCCCAATGATAGAGCGCGCTAGAGCCATGTTGTTGGGGTGAACGCCAAATGTTTCGACGACGCGCTTGGTATTCATGACCTCATCTACCGTTGGGCGGTATAATACAGTGTCTCCATCACACAACTGCAAGAAGTCCTTATCATTAGAAATGATTACCTTCTGCCAGCCATCATAGTGACTCATCTGGGTCACATACGAAATAACGTCATCGGCCTCGACTTCCGGTATCATGACTTGGACGATAGGCATGTGATTAACGTAATCAATGGTTCGAGTTTGTTGCCAGATCTTATTTTTTAAGATTTCGTCCTCAGTGAGGTTCTGAACGGCTCTATTCAAGCGCAAGGGCTTACGGCCGGCTTTGTAGTTCTTATCCATGCTGCGGCGCTTACGGGAGCCATTAGGCCCATCCCACACAACTACCACAGAATCAGGCTTTGTCATTCTGATTAGCTTCTGTAGGATCTTAAACGAACCCTTGATACCACCAATAGGATCTCCATTGGTTGATAAAGAGGGATCTACAATGTAGGCCCTCAAGAACATGTTGAGTGCATCAATAACGATGACTCGCTTATTATCGGTTTTTGTCATTATATTCTCTCCATAGTTTATCTCTTCTTGAAATCGCAGTTGAAATCATATTGTGTAGTCTCGCCCAATCGGGATTCTTAGACAGTATACGTTCTGCTATTTCTCCCGGTTGTGGAAACTCTTCTGGCGTATACTCAAGTGATACCTTGTCGCATGCGCCGCACATCTGATGATGTGTTTTACTCATAAAAAAGCCCTCCGTCAGTTAATAGCATAACCGATCGGAGGGCCAGAGTCAAGTATTTTCTTTACTCTTTTACGGGAACTGTGATATCTTCTTGATCTTCATAGAACTCTTTTGCGCTCCCTTGCCGCTTGTCGAACTTCTGAATGATTTCCTTATCCATGAGATCCAAGACTCTCTTCTTGAAATCCTCATCGGAAGTAATCAACTCCGTCCATTTTGAAGGTTGGAACTTCTTCGAGTATCCATCGGGCGTGGCAAATGTATACCATGCGCCGGCAGATGTAAGGTGTTCCGAACCTTTGATTGCATCAAACCAAGATTCCTCATCTCGGATACCAACATCGTCAGTGCCCCACATAATGCGGAAAGCACACGAACGACCAGCGGTACCGAAACGAGATTTCTCTAGTTTCACCTTAACTTCGGAGCCAATACGGAATCCCTTTTCGTCTTCGATGAAGGCAGACTTGGCTTTACGGCCAGTCAACCAAATACGAAGAGAATAAGCATAATGCATTGCCTTACCACCGGGGGTGATATAAGGTGTAGTCATTGCAATTTGTCGAGCCATTGGGCCCTGTGGAATATTGGTCTTCAATTGATTGAGAACAATAAACGTTGCTTGTTTATCCGCGATTGGAATAACAAGCTTTGACATTCCCTTAGCGAGAATGCGGGCTTTGACAGCCATTGATGATTGGGGGTTGAAATCACCCTCAACATCAGAGATTGATGGCGTAAACGCCAACGAATCCCAAATTAATACCAACTCTTCGTCTGTTGCACCGAGCAGTTCCTCGATAGTCTCAAGAACAAACTCAACGGATGATGCCTGAACGTACATTAGTCGTTCTAGATCACACCCTGCGCGTTCCAGAAATGTTGGGTCGATGGCAGACTCCGAATCGAAGTAAACGACCATCTTGCCGGCCTTCTGAGCGTTTGCAGCAATCTGGGTTGCCATATATGACTTACCAGTGGACTGAAGGCCGGCAATCTCAGTGATTTTACCAACAGGAATACCAGCAACCTGACCTTTACAAATAATCGAATCAAGCCAGCGCGATCCTGTGGGAATCCATTCCTTAACAGAAGTTGGATTATCTCCGGCCAAGTTGTGCGCTACTGTTTGGCCGGCTTTTTTGTTAACAATTTTCATCAGATCTTGCATGTTAACGCGACCTGCCTTAGATTTGGCTTTTGCCATCTGTTCTCCTGTTTCTGTTTAAATATAAATTAATTTTGTCTCTCAAAAATGTGGCCTTATCAACATTATTTGGAACTCGGAAGGCCCATTCCGAGTGTTGTACTTTAATCTTCTTGCGATTAATGCTGGTGAATTGCCCATCAGAATCAAAAAATCTTTTTGGTATGGCGGAATTGTTCCTGTGGACTTGGTTTCTAAACTTGCTCATTATGTGTGCTATTTCTGTGGTTGTGACTCCGAGAGCAGTCATAACTTTATCAACTTCATTATAGCAAGGAATTGTACCGTTGTCAAATTCAAGTTTTCTTTCTTGTTCATCTCGCCACTCCTTCAGTGCCAATGGAAAAATAATCCAGTCCGTGTCACTAAGAGTGTCCTTATTAATATAATCAGAAACCACCAGCACACAAGCCTTAAAAGGATCATCCACATAACGTCTTTTTGTGGTGCAGCCCTTATCTTGTGCCTTTGTTTTGAATTCAATTGGCATTTTGTAAAAAGCATCATACTTGTCATCCCTGGTATGATCACCGGTTAGACCGAAGCGTTTTTTCTGCAGATCTTCCCTTATGTTATCTTGCGCTTTTGACACGCTCCCTCCAAATATAAAAAGCGGCAGACTTTACACCGGTCTGCCAGCGGCTTTAGTTTTACTCCGCTGCAGTATCAGCAGAGGCAGCGGTGTCAACCGCCGTGTCTTCATCCTTATCTCCGCAAGCCACCAATAGGGTCACGGCAAGGACTGGTAGAACGAGTCTCATCTTCTCTCCTTAAAATAGCGGCAGACTTTGACCGGTCTGCCAGCGGTTTCCACATACTAGACTATTTACTTACTACTCATAAGTTCATCAAACGCTTTGTCGACATCGCTAGTGCTACTACTCTTTCCATACGCTGTAGTTTCACTGGAGTGGGATTCTGCAGATGATGGGTTTATAAGTTGTTCATCGAGAATCGCGTCGATTTGTTCGGGGGTCTTGCGCTCGAAAAGAGAGGCAAAATCTGGCATGCGATCAAGTAGGGCAGGGATCGCTTCCGGGTCTTCAAGCAAAGAAGATGTATTTCGCCTCATCTTCATGCTAGTCTGTGGGTAGGCACCAGGAGCCGTAGGCTTGGTGTAGGTGAGGGTAATATCTGTACCTTCTTTCGCGTCGGTGACATCACCGTATTCAGGGTCAAGAATATAGCCAAGAAGCAACTCGTAAGCCTTCTTGCCGTAGCCATACACTTTCACACCCTCTTCTTCTCGGCCGCGGACAACTACTGGCGAGAAGTAGCGTGCTCGGACGAACAATGACTTTGCAAGATTCTTAGAATCAGTGTCATTGGTTTCTGTGCCTTCCTTCCAAACTGCGGAAGCAAAGTCACAGATAGGGCAGCGTTCACCGAAGTTGCGCTTCGGACATACGATACCGCCCTTGTGCTGTCCCACATTGTAGTGGAAATACATTTCTTTAAGTGGATCGCCATCGCTGGTTGGCACGATCCGGATATCTTGGTCTCCTTCATCTGGTTTGAAAAAGACAGAATCTGCGTTATTCTTAGAGCCCTCACCACGAAGTGTGGCGAGCTTTTTACGCATTAGGTCCATATTGATTGACATTAGTTTTCTCCTGTTGTTGTAAAGTATATCGAGCTTTCCTCGATATCTAATGTATCACTCTTGCTCTAGCTTGTCAAGAGTATTATTGTTTTTTTGTGTCGCATTTGTATGGGCCACGACAAACCCAAAATCTGATAGCTGTGTTTCATAAATCGAATAGGAGATTTTTCGAAAAGCATTCCGTGGTTTGCTTTTAAGAATGTCAACTAACTTTTTATGAAGACCAACTTCCCCCTCAAGTCTTTCTGAATTTATACACATATAATAACACAGTTCTCGCTCCATGTCAAGGTCATAAAGCCACATTTCATCTAATTTATTCATGCTAAGCATGCCGATCGATCGTATGCGGCTAATATCGCTAGGCTTTGACATGTTACCAATGTGTGGCTCTGTATGTTCGAAATAATTAAGGTAATGAACCGAAGAATAAATTGTTTCATTCAAGGTATCATAGTAGGTCTTCAAGTTGATTGAGGAGTGTATCTTCTCAATGCTCTCATTGGAAAAAATTGTAAAAGTTCGGAGCTTTCCGGAACGTGCGTATTCTTGCAAAACACCGAAGACTGCATTTTCAACGAGGAGGGGGACACCAGTTAACAGTTCGGTGTCAGGCTTGATGTAAAATACATCAATTTCCTTGTCCTGAACCTGCTCCAGTATTCCAAGACTGTAAATAGAGCTTAAAGACGCTCCGGTAATAAACACTTGAATACGATCATGCATGTCAGTGAAAAAACTAGTTAAATCTGGTATGTTTCGCTCGTATTCTTCTGGATTTTTAAACTTATTTAGTTTGTATTCACGCTTGGTGTTCTTCTCCACTTTATCGTTTAGGAGGTATACATCGTACTGAGGTACATTAGAAAACTTGCCGGCAATCGCTGAACCAGCGCTGCCGATGCCAACAATAGAAATCATATTTTCAACTCTTCCAGATCAAGGTAGTTTTTACCAGCACTAAGGTTTACCATAAAGTTGTCAAGCTTGTTGTCCGAAAAAACGTCTTTAATGTCTTTTATCATGTCACGCTCATCATCCGAAAGATCGATAACGATCTCATCGTGAATAATATGGGAAATAAATGTCTTTTTACCAGCCAACATCTTGTTAATCTCGATAGCACGCTCTAAAACCAAATCAGATGTAGTGCTCTGAACAATGTAACTCAATGCGCGGCGTTCGTCAACCTCTATTTCACGACCAAAGATAGTTTTTACCTTTCCATCGATATAATATTTATCTATGACACCTTGGCGATCATATAAATCAGACTTGATTACCTCTGATTCTGGATTATACAACCATCCAAAGAACAAGGCTTTCGCATCAGTACGTGTGGGGTGCTTGTCATATCCAGATTGACTGAAGACGTTGGCAATATTCCAAGCATGAATATCACCGTCTGGTTGTCGGTGTCCCAAAAGGCTCAAAACAGTCCTAACTTCGGCGCCATTATAATCTAAGGAAACAAACCAGTCATTGTGAGGCTTCACAATGCGCCTAAAATCCTTTTTCATCGTCAGCATTGGGAAGGACCCAGGATAAGTGGTTAAACGCCCTGTAACCGTCCCAAAGAGGTTGTAATCAATATGTTTGGAACCGTTAGCAATCTTTTGGAGTCCTAAACGGTTATTTGTGGACGTAAACATGGGTTTACAGTCAGAAATATCGATATTGAGAGATCTTTCTCGGATGCCGTAGATAAGCTTGTAAGCCTCGTTCAAGAAATCATAGTTTTGAGGCTTCTTTTGAGTTGCGAAAACATACTCAGTGATTTTGTTTTTTATCTCGCAAAAGGCGGACAAAGAATCTTCAGGTATGAGATCGAAGATACAGTGTTGTGACATGTCTATTTTGGCAATCTGGAAAGATTTGAAAAAAGCTTCCATTTTCTTGGTGCTTGCTTTCAGTTCTTTTTCATACTCAGGGGGACATGCATCTTTGAGTGGTTTTCCTTGTGTAAAGAGCCAGCCATATTCGATGTCTTTGTCGGTTATCGAGCCAGAATATTTCCAAGTTCTCTTGAGATTCCCTGGAAAGTCATCAAAATAGAGTTGCCCGTCTTTATACACACCAACGCACTCAGTCTTATCATCAAGTGTTTGAAAATACATCCTCTTCCTCTTATCTTCTCACC